CCTAGCAAAATAAAGCATTTTAAAAATAATTGTAAATAATTTAAAAAAAAGTGTTGATAACTGAAACCTTATGTTTATATTTGCATATAACTAATTCAAAAACACAAATTAAAACGCTATGAAAACTGCAACTTTTAAATTTTACGCAATGACTTCTGAAGGTTTAAAGTATACAATCATTACTCGTCCATTATTAATGCTTTTAAGTAGTGGAGGTATTTTAGTTGAAATGGAAGGTAAACCACAAGGTAAATGTATTGCATCTGAAAACGTAATATCAATTAATTAATAATTTACGCTATGAAAAAACAAGAAATGATTAACGCTATTATGCTTGAAGAACGCAAGTTGTGGAATGACCTTCAGGAATGTTTAGAAAAGTTAGGAGCAAATGATCCTATCACAGATTCAGCAACTGCACGTTGGGCAGCTATTAACAAACTAGTAAAATCTTTAGGACTATGAAAACTTTAAACGAAAATCAAAAAGACATTTTAGGCACAGTAGTAGCATTGTCTTTATTTTGGCTTGTAATGGGTTATTTTATTTCAACGCAACCGATATACATAAAAACGGATAAAGTTCCGCAGATTGTACAAGAACACGTTCAATCGCCAGTTTTAGAAAAGTACGGAGAATTAATAACTAAAAACAAATAACTATGAACAACTTTGAAATAACAGACTACACGCTTTCAGCTTTCAGTATGCACATTGAATACGTTTACGAAGAATATTACTACACGGTTCTTTGCGATTTTCAATGGTCTGATGAATGTACAAGTCACTATATTGATTTTACTATTACTCCTTTGCATGGTACGTTTTTTCACGAAACAGAACCTATAGAAGGCGAAATTGAAATAACGGAGGAATACACTGCTTTCCTACAGAAAAAAGTTAAGGAGTTCAGAGATAACACACTTTGGTTATGCGGTGAGATTCTTGAAAAGCAACAAGATTTAGAAACAGAAGATTTTAACTATTGGGCGGATTATGGTATTTAAACTACAAAGGATGATCAAGTTTTGGAAAACGAAGTCATCACCTGAAACAATTAGAGGTACATTCAATGAGGAGCTTTACAAAAGAATATGTGAAATCAAATTTAATCAGCAGTTATGAGCTATAAAAGAAAAGAAAACTACGAAGCATCCATGTTAGGAATTGTAGTAAGTTTAGGAATCGCAGCAGTATTAATCTTAGTAAATTTAATATTATGAAATACAAACTAACTTACAAGATAGGACTTGCAGTAGTTCAAGAATGGATATTTACTTCTAAAAGTTTAGCGTACTGGAAGCGACTTGATTTAATCGAAACAGGACGTTTTAACGATGGTCATTTTGAAATCAAAGAATTTATTTTTTAATCATGAAACAATGCTTTAAATGTCGCAGGATGCTTTCACTTGATGAATACACGGACAATAAAAGAATCTACACCTTAAAGACTGACATGGGAAAAAACAGAGTATGTAAGATATGCAACTTTGACTCAGCAGTAAAGAAGAAAAGTTTAGTAAAATATGACTTTGAACAGAGCAAATTTGTAGTGATTAATTTTAATAACATTGGAGAAGTAGGCGAATACTTCGAAACAAACAAACTGATATGACACAAGAAGAAATGTTAGATATGGTAATGTTCTATGTTGAACGTGACGATTTAAACAGAAAAGGACGACAACGAGAAACGATTTACAAAAAGTGTTTTTTAATGCACAAGCTAAGAGAATACCAGTATTCATTAAGTGAGATTGGAAGATTGTTTAATCAGCATCATGCTTCAGTAATCCATAACATAAATACACATAAAGATTTATCCCAATGGAACACGGAACATTATGAAACGATAATAGGCGAATATGTGGAAGCATTTAGAAACACGGAATACAAAGAACCGATCAGAAATATCTACAAAGACATCATGGAATGTGAGAACATTTTTCAGTTAAGACGAATAAAAAGATGGATATTAGAAAAAAAATATGGTGATGATGCAACCTATTTAGAGTAAGATTCGTTATATTTGCAGAGTTCGAGCAGGAACAGGAAAAACATTATTCAAAACCTCTTTAGTTAGTAGGACTGCTCTCCGAACGCCAAAGGGGTTTTTTTATTTAAGAGCAGTTAAATGAGTGAAAGAAAAGCAGTAAAATTTTATCGGAGCTATTGGGAAGTAGCTATGGAATTAAACGACAAGGATAGACTTGCGTTTTATGATGCAGTAATGCTTCGCCAGTTTACAGGTGAGCAAACTGTTTTAAAAGGAATGGCAAACTTTGCCTACATCAGTCAAAAACATTCAATAGATGCACAAGTAAAAGGATTTGAAGATAAGACTAAAACCCCTTTACAAGCCCCTACGCAAGGGGGTACACAAGCCCCTTTGGTACAAGAAGAAGAGAAAGAGAAAGTAGAATACACTAAACTGAAATTCAGTTTTTTATCTGCTCTTATTGATTATGGATTTGATGAGGAATTATCTAAGGAATGGATGCAAGTTAGAAAAGATAAGAAGGCAACCAATACAGAAACTGCATTTAAATCATTTATTTTACAAGTTGAAAAAAGTGGTAAAGATAAAAACTTTGTATTAAAAACTTGTGTAGAAAAATCGTGGAAAGGATTCGATTCAAGTTGGCTAAAAAATCAGTTTAATTTACCCCCTCAAATAATAGACTGATGTACAAAAGACTAACGAGCGTAAATAATGAACTTTTTGATATACGCCAACAAAAAGACGTAAGAGGAAAGTCCATAGGTTGGGACTGGGATATACTTCCATACACAATAAAAGAAGGATGTACAACATATATTGGTTCAGCTCCTGCAAGTGGAAAGACGGAGCTTTGGTTTGAGATACTTATTAACCTTTCGTGTTTACACAATTGGAATCACGTAATCTTTTCACCTGAAACAGGAAGTAGTGCAGAGATATTCGCAGAGCTTTGTTACAAGTATATTGGTAAACCATATGTTCAAGGACAAAACTCAATGAGTAATTCAGAGCAGATAGTTGCTGAAATGTTTATCAACGAACATTTTATTGTTATTGACCCAATTGACGAAGATTTAACTATCACTAAGTTTTACGAATTGGTTGATGAAATCGAAAAGAAGGAAGGAATGAAGATTCACACGACAACGATTGATCCATGGAACGAATTAACTGAAGAATTTATTCAAGCAGATTTAGGACGTGAGGATAAATATCTAAGTAGAATTTTAGGACAAGTACGAAAAAACGCAAGAAAAACAGGCAGACACAACTGCGTTATCAATCACGTTCGTGATCAACCTATGGTAAGTTCCAAGACAATTGCTGGAACTGACATCAGTTATTTTCCAATGCCAAGTGCAAGAGATTTTGCAGGAGGTCAAGTTTGGTTCAGGAAAGGACTTAGCGTTTTAATTCCATGGCGTCCACCTTTTGGTCTTTTAGATTCAGATGGTAACGGAGCAGAAAAAAACGAAGTACATTTGAAAGTTGCTAAGAGTAAACCTAAAGGCGTATCAAAAAACGGAGTATATAAGTTATATTTGGACTTAGATAGATACCAGTATTACATGGTTGATTATAAAGGCAATCGAATTTACGCCAACCGAGAAAAGAAAAAACCTGAACAAAATAAGATGACAATGATTGAGCAGAAGTTAAACACAATTAAACAAAACACGAATTTCTAATGGATATAGGACTAAAACTACTTTACATCAAATCACTCATACAAAAGAACATTTGGAAAGTAAAGTTAACACGAGAAGAACTCGAAGAAAAGAAACCATCAGCAACAGCATTTATCAACGGAGCAATTGACACGGAGAAAGATTTAAAAGAAGTTCAGTTTGCTATTCAACAACTTGAAACTGAAATGCGATTGATGGGACGAGAAATCAACAGATGTTTGCACATAAACGGAGAATTAAAGAAAAGGATTGAAGAACTTGAACACGAACTTAAACACAAAAACGTAGAACTATGACACCGAAAGAAAAAGCAGAAAAACTATTTAACCAAATGTATATGGTTGAAGACCCAATGGGAAATTATCCAATGTGTTTTGATACAGCTAAACAATGCGCACTTATTTTAGTCGAAGAAATATTAAGAGTGAAAAATAATTTCATACAAACTCAAGACCAAGAATATTATTGGGAAGAAGTTTACAGAGAAGTTAAAAACTACAAAAAAACGAAACTACCGCAGTTTGAGGCAGTAGATGGAGAAGTAAACAACATAACATTTGACTTTGACGAAAACACGGAAAAAGAACAATTTTATCAAACTACATTTACTATGAAAGAAAGTAATTTATCTTTAGAAGAATTGCGTAAAACATACGACAAACTTGTTAACTCTGGAGAAAGCATAGTTATTTACGTAGATAAAGACGGAAACCTAAAACAATTTAAAAACACGAAAAATGATTAAAGAAAAAAAGATGGTTGCATTAGCAGCAGTATTACCTGTATTAGCAGACTTTATTGAGGACTTAAATGGTAACTATGTTTTTAAGCAGGACTTAAAACGTAAAGCAAACATCCTAGCAGACGAGATTAGGAAAGTAGACTACAAAGTTTTACAGGTATATGGAGAAAAACGAGATGAAATATACGAGCAACAAGTACAGTTGCAGTTATTATTTAGATCTTGGATTGAAGAAACAATAAAATTTGACTGATGAACCAAAATAGAATTTTGCGAGTAATTAAATTAATGGAATTTCTACAAATAAAGCCAAGACCAATTTATGCAATGGTAAGATATTTACAAATTTCAGAACGATCCGTTTATCGATATCTTAAAATGTACGAGAAATTAGGATATGAAATAAACAAAGATAAGTTTAGTAAATATTCAATTAAAAAAATTACATTATGAGATGTAAAAACTGCAAACAAAAGTTTGAACCTATCAGATTCAATTACAAATACTGCTTAAATGATGAGTGCATCCGTGCTTTTGTAGCTGAGGTAAAAGAGAAGACATGGAAGCAGACGAAAACACGAATGAAAAACGAGTTAGAAACAGTACAAGACATTGTAAAGGCAGCTCAGATAGTATTCAATAAGTATATCCGTGAACGAGATAAAAACGAAACTTGCATATCGTGTGGAAAACCAATAAGAAAAGGAAATGTAGATGCAGGACATATGTGGAGTGCAGGAGGTCATAGCAACCTGCGTTTTAATGAATTTAATGTTAATGCTCAATGCTCAAGACCTTGCAATAAAGATAAGTCAGGTGACATAAATAATTACAGGTTAGGATTTATCAAAAGATATGGAGAGGATAAATTGAGTGAGTTAGATTCAATAGCACATATAGAAAGAAAGTTTACGAAAGACGAACTAAAAGAAATTATAAAAAAATATAAAGATTTAGTGCGAGATATGAAATAAAGTATTATATTTGCATCTAAACAAAAACCAATTTATTATGAAAAACCTATTAAAAATTCAGGCAGAATTAAAATGTCCAAAAGGTAGCTTCAACTCATTCGGTAAGTACAAGTATAGAAGTGCAGAGCAGATTCTAGAATCGTTAAAACCTGTTCTATTAAAACACGAATCAGTATTAGTTTTAAGTGATGATATTATTCAGGTAGGCAACAAGCTATTTTTAAAGGCTACTGCTTCACTTTCTGACGGTGATAGTGTAGTTCAGTCATACGGATTTGCAGAGTTAGGAGAACACAAAGGAATGTCATCTGAGCAATGTACAGGGACTGCATCTAGTTACGCACGTAAGTACGCTCTAAACGGATTGTTCTTGATTGACGAAACAGAAAGTGATCCTGATTCCAAAGACAATACTCCAGTGCAACCAAAGAAACAAGCACTAGATTCTAAAAGATTCCAAGATGCAGTCAAAGCAGTAACGGAAGGAAAGATAACACGTGAGTCTTTAGAAAGCAAGTTCACGTTAACTGATGGTCAAATTGATATATTAAACGCACTATGAAAGTTAGATGCTCTGCTATAGGTAAAATAATGTCAGCACCTCGCAATAAGAGTGAGGTGCTTTCACAGACTGCAAAGACTTACATTCACGAGTTAGTCTTACAAGATAAATACGGAATTAGAAAAGAGTTTAGTTCACGTTATACTGATAAAGGAAACGAAGTTGAAAACGAATCAATCAATCTAGTTAATGAAGTGTTAGACGTTGGATTCATTTATAAGAACGAGGAGTATTTCGAGAACGATTGGATTACAGGAACACCTGACGTAAACACGGACGAAGTATTGTTAGACGTTAAAAGCTCTTGGGATGGATCAACATTCCCATTTTTCAAAACTGAAATACCTACAAAGGATTACTACTACCAACTGCAGGGTTATATGTGGCTAACAGGTAAACAACAGTCAATGCTTTGTTATTGTTTAGTTGATACTCCTGAACTAATGGTTGAGGACGAGATTAGAAGAACTCACTGGAAACTTAATCTAATGGAGGAAAGTTTAGACCTACGTGATGAGATTCAGAAAAAGCATATCTTCTCACACATTCCAAAGAATCGCAGAGTGAAGGTCTTCTACGTACAGAAAGACGAAGCAGTGATTGAACGAATCAAAGAACGAGTAGAGCTTTGCAGAGAGTATTATAACACCTTAATAAATTTCCTATGACAATTACAAATATTTATAAAACAACTTTTCAAAATCATTATCAAAAATATTTAGGACTTCTTAGAAATGAAAAAAGAT